TGGAGTGCTTGGATTGCTTAATGTTGTCCAAGTTGTACTTGTGGTTTGATCTGTCCATGTATCAGATGGAACAATTATATCATTCCATTTTAAACCACCGATAGCAGAAAAACTACTACTTTGCGATATGGTAGCACTTCCTCTGTCAATTTGTCTGCCGATAGCATCAAAGCCAGATACAGCAGCACATGCAGCACTAGCACTTACTGTAAATCTACCAACCGCAGTCATTCCAGAAGTTTCTGCGCATGTTGCTGTACCTCTGTCTATTTGTTTACCAACTGCACTCATGCCAGATGTTTCTGCACAAGTGGCTGATCCTAGATCAACCTGTGTGCCAACTGCGGACATTCCGCTAGTTTCTGCGATAGTAGCTGATCCTAAGTCTATTTGTGTGCCTACCGCAGTCATGCTTGATGTCTGCGCTATGGTTGCTGTTCCGCGATCTATCTGTCTGCCGATTGCAGACATATCGGATGTTTGAGCTATAGTGGCTGATCCACGATCTATTTGCCTTCCTATAGCTGAAGCATCAGATGTTGCTGCTATGGTAGATGCACCAAGATTAATCTTGTGGCCTACTGCATTAAATCCTGATGTTTGTGCAGAGGTAGCTGCACCTAATTTAATAACTACACCAACAGAGGTAAATCCTGATGTTTGCGCTGATGTAGCAGTAGCGTTCTTTTGAACGGATGATTCGGCTGTAAAGCCAGATGTTTGAGCAGATGTAGCTACGCCAAAATGATATACGGGAGTTCCATAGTTGGACTTCCCGTATGTATATAACCCGTAGCCTACAGAGGCCATTGTATTAAGCTAATGTGATGTCTAAATCACCAGCATCAAATCTAAATACATCTCCTGAAGATACTACTTTTGAAGTATCTAAGTTTGCATAAGCAAGTAAGTTACCAGCACTTGAAGCATCTAAAACACCTACAGCTACAACAGTTCCATAGTTGGCAGTTGCAGTTGGGTATTCAATAGCTGCTGAGTTACTTGCAGTTGTTGGTGATGTACCAGATACAGTAAAGGTAGCAGTTTGTCTTGCATACGCTGTACCTGCAGTTGTTACTTCAGTACCGCCACCAGTATCATCTGGTGCTACAGTATATAAAGCTACATACAAAGTTGCGGGTGCAGTGTAAGAAACTCCGCCAAAAACATGATCCAATACTTTATCTTCTAAATAATCGCTAAATCCAGCCATTTATTACTCCTAATTATTACTCCAATAGTAAATATTTTTTCTAGCTTTTCCATAAGATCTTCTTCTTGGTATCAAAGATCCTTTAGAAAACTCTGCCCTTTCTTGCTGCATCCTGAGTTCCTCTAAGGACTTCTCAAACTGAGCATTGAAAAGTGGTGCTCTCTCATCTTCCATAAGGAAGACAGATGCATGTTTCAATGATCCATATAAGTAAATATCTGGATGCGAGGCTAATACAAAGTTAGATGTATTAGAATCACTTAAAGCATTTATTTTACTAAAGTATGTTAATTGTAATGTATATTCAGCATCAGGGGTAGGGGCAAGTTCCATTGTATTGTCTACTAATGCAAAATAAATAGGTTGACCTGTGACATTGTTGTTTGCCTTTCTATAAATATCCAATGATTCAATAGACATTTGCATTAATGGGCTAAAATTATTGGATGTAATTTCTACATTAACAGCTTCTAACCAATCGGATGGTAGAGATAAATATTGTGCATCTGCGGTTGCGGTTGCTCTTTTAACTTGATCTGCAACGCGTAATCTTCTGTTTAATTCGGCTTCGGTATTGTCAATAAATATATCTATTTCAGATGTAAGATCTGATCTGTTTAGATAATTCGCTATGTTTGTTTTTAATTCGCTGTATGTCATAGTTTACCTTGCCATGTTCTAAATACTTTATTATCTGAATTGTTTAGCCATTTCTTCCATGCTTTCATATCGTTAGCCCATCCTTCGCGACAAGCTCTTTGATAAACTACTAATGGGACTTCTGCAACATGACGGAAGTCTTTACCTGGTTTTACATATTCTGCAATGTTTTTACAATGCTCTATGACTGGCTGAACATCCTGTGTGGTGTGATACACAAGTTTATCATCTTCTGTGGCAAATTCGTGTGTATAACCAGTTTTATGATCTATTAATGTTTTTCTAGCCATATTGCTTTTCTAAAAGTTCAACAACTTTAATTTTATCATTGACTTTAGCTATTTGACTAATAATTTTAAGAATAAAAAAAAGGCGGAGTAGAAATTAATCTAACCCCGCCTCATCCCGATCAATTAAGATACATTAAGGTCTGCAACAATACCATGAGCAGCTTCGTTGGATACTTCTAATCCATACTCAACTACGATCATTTTTGTCATAGCGTCACCTATAGTTGCGATATCAACAGTTTTGAAATCTCTTAGGTATGACACTTTAGCAAATTCAGGATCAACAAGAAGCAATGATCTTTCTCTTGATCTGTTTGATGGAACGATTTTAAGTTCACCAAAGTCAGATGAATAGATAGATACTGAAGCCTCTACTGTATTAGCATCTACAAATTGTCTTGCTTGTGTTCTACCTGTGAAACCAGAAATAACTTGTTTGTTATGTGGGCCACAAATAGCTAATGATGGTTCGCCACCATTAGTGAAGCATAGTTGTAGAACATCTTTAAGTAGATCTTCAGTTAGAGCTCTTTGAGTTCCGTCAGTTGGAGCAGCACCGCCACCTGTAGAAGCACCACCAGTTCCTCTTGAATCGTTTGAAGTGATCCAAGATTCGAAACCGCCAGTTACCCTTGCAGTTGAAGCGTTACCAGTTGTTTTAGCTCCGTTCTGAGAAAGAGCTTCTTCCATATCTCTTTTAAGAGCTTTAGACATAATAGCAAGTTGGTGAGCCATTTCTGATCTCTTACCTGCTGGATCTGAACTCTCTTGAGAGCCTGTTACTGTTGCATCTCTTTTTGAGATCATACATACATTACTTTGCCTTACAGTAGCGGTAGCAGCTGCTCTTGAAAGTTCAAAACCTTCAAGTTCGCCACTTGCACTAGGTACAGGTAAAGATTCGGTTTGCCAATCAAACACCACATTTTTAACACTTCTTTTGCCGATTGAGGACATAAAGGGAGTTTGCATTGGGGAGATGTTGTAAATGATATTACTTAAATCTTCCCTGTCAGCAGTTGCGGTGTAAGTATCAAAAGCGTTAGTTACTTTTGCCATGAGTTTACTCCTATATAAAAAATTACTTTAACATTTGTTCAAAAACTTTGGCTGCATCTGATGTTTTACCAGTTTTAGCCAACCTTTGTTTTGCTCTCTTTGCTGGTGTTACCGATTTTATTTTAGTAACTGCGCCTGGTCTTGCAACACGAGCTGGTGCTTTTTCGGTTGGTTTTTTCTTAGTTGCTTGAACAGTTTTATCATTCAACCAAGCATTACGCAAACCAAGCAAAGCTCTATAGTCGTAGATCGTATCCATTTCTTGTGCTGTATAGCCAAGAGTGTTGATTCCGTAATCGCGAATAGCTAACTTTTCTTGTTGGGCGATTTCTGGATTCTTCCATTCTGGAATAATCTCAAGAAGTTTTTGTTGTCCGTATTGTACGAACTGTGCTAATTGCCCTTGCTGTTTTTGATAGGCCTCTTGTTGAAGCCTTTGGTTTTCAGCTTGAGTAGCTCTTAACTTCTCTTTTTTTTCATCCCAAAGTTGCTTTTCACGAACATAACCAACAGGATCATCTTCGTACAACCTGTTCCAATCAGGCTCGTTAGCTAAATCAGCACTTAATTGTGCTTCTAGTTTAGGTAACAACTGAGCATAGATTGCATCTCTTTGCGCTAACTCTTGTTGCTGTTGCTCAATAAATTTTCTTTGTTGAGCTAACTCTTGAGTTTTGCGCGTGTAATCTTGCTGACGAGAATATCCGCTTTGGAGTTCTTCAAGCGTGACCTCAACTTCTTCTCCGTCAATCTTGACTGTATAAGAAGTGGGTTGCTTTAGTCCGTCCTCAACCTCGTTTTGTTCTTCATCATCAAATTCGTCATCTTCATCAAACTCGTATTCTTCATCTGCTTCATCTAGTTCAGCATCTTCAGGTAACTCATCTTCTTCGATGACCTCTACTTCGTTTATATCGACTTCTTCAACTGTATCCTCAAGGGGAGTTAAGAAACTTTCAAAAGCTGAAGTAGCTTTTTCATTATCAGTTTGTAAAGCAGTCGGTTTATCCGTTATTGCCATAAAATACTCCTATATTGTATTTTTATAATATTTTATACGAATTGTTTATAAAAAGAAAATATCAGACTATGTTTCTGATTTTGTTTATGTAGGATTGGGTGAGCTTTCCTTTTTCAGCTACGATTCTTAGGTGTTTTTCTATCTCTGATAATAATAAGACTGACTTATGTAAATGCTCTCTACTATTCACATTATCTATATCTTGATCTTTTAACCAAGCATCAATATAAGATTGTTTTAGGTTTTCCAAAACTTCTTTAAAAATTTCTGAATTTAATATTTGTTGAGCTTGTTCAGCCTTGACTGCTTCTTCGTGTGTTATAGACATTAAGCAAATAATCCTGTTGGTCTTGGTAACTTAGGAACTCCAA